AATATGTATTCCCCCCCTTTTCACCAATTTCCCCCCCTTTTTCACCAATTTCCGAGTGAAAAATGGTGAAAAGTTTCATACACTTTGTATGATAAGCAACACTTAATTTTATGCAAAATTTATGCATAATTATACAATATTTATGCATAAATATACATTTAATAATTGGTGAAAATGTATAAATGTTTCACACATAATTGGTGAAAAGCGGACGGGAATACATATTTCACACCCAAAGAAAAAGCCCGCCGAGCTCATAGAACCCGACGGGCAAATTTAACGGCGTATGAAATAAGCGAGCACGCCGAACGCTCGGGCTTTAACTCGTGTATCGTCGAACCGTAGCAAACCGTACTTCCACGCTTCTATAACTGTTCCGAGTGGCGTATTAAGCGCCGAAGACAAAAACAAGAAGTTTACGTCGTGGTTATCCTTTTCAAGCGTAAACATAAGATACGGGCGTCCGCGGTCGACGGCAAACGAAGTATATACGACCCCCGTGTTAGTGTCATACCAAAAGCCTACGTCGCCCTGCGAGACGTGTACGCCGCACAAGAAGTGCGCCGAAGCCGTGCGCTTCTCGACAAATGCGTTTGTATCGAGCAAGAACTTATTGTTCATAGCATAATCGCCGTACGCAGTGCCGCGCGTTAGTGTCGCCATGTCACTTTGATTGACTGCGGCGGTATACTCCGCGTCTTCGCGTATTTCAACGAGTATACGGCGCTTTCGGTCGAAATAGAAGTCGGACGTAAACGGGCGTATATCATAATACATAAAATACGGGTTGTTAAACGTTACGGCGTTGGCGAGACACACGCAAAGCACGGGGCGCATACGGAAGATTGTGTTGAGTAGGTCAACGAGAAGCTCGGGTTCTTTTTGCGACAAGTAGCGGATATTCTTATACGTCGAGTTATCAATGATAAACTCGTCAAATATAACAACCCACGTGTTAGCAAACGAACGCGATTTATACTTCGTTGCGCCCGATAGCGCGATAAACTCGCCCGCGATTTTTCCGTCGATATATACAAACTTGCTATCGCTTTTTAACTCGTGCCCTTTTAGTCTCGGGTCGTCTCGTATATCTTTCAAAAACCCGTCGCCGTCAATTGCCATTTGAAGCTCGCTATCGTATCGGCGCACCCATACGAACTGCTCGCCCGTCTTCAAGAACCGAAGGCACGGGCGAACCTTCCATTCGTACGTTTTGCCATACCCACGCGCGCCACACGTCATAACCATAATCGGGTTATATGATAGTGCTTTGTCCGCTGTGTAGTACATGATTATTGTTCGATGAAAATAGCCAAACTATTTTGCGTAACGTCTTCTTTTGTGCACCCTTCGGCGGTTAGTGTGGTTTTTGACAAGACGCGTACTTCTGTCGATAGGAAGAACGTATAAATTACGGGATAAAACGTTGTAGGGTCTCTATAAATTCCTGTTGCCACGACGCCTTTAAAATCGTTAAGTTTATTAACGTTAAATTCGAGCGTCAAGTCGTATTCGGTATCACGACGAAGCACGCAAACAACGCGTTTATGCGCGCTTATTGCCGATTTGATGTCGCTTACGGCTTGCCGCAAGGGCGTGAGAGTTGATATATTATACGATTTTGAAACGTATTTATGCGCCGTCATTGCCTTGTAATACTCGGGGTTGTCAGGGTCAAACGTTGCACTTGATGTGTGCGCCTTGATAACTTCGTACAAGTGCCCGTCGGTTGCCCACGTGACGACGTCGTTCTCGTGGTATTCGTTACCGCTCACCCAATCGCCCGTGTAGTTGAGCATGCGTTTGTCTACGTCGTCAACCTTTGCGACGACTGCGTCGAGCGCTTCGCCGACGCCTGCTTGAAGTCCTTTATTTTGTACTCTTCCAAAAGCTGTTTTATTTACATTCATAGTTTGTGCTCCTATTAAAGCCAAGTCGCAACAAGCGTCAAGTCTTCTATCACGGGATACGCGAAATGATACACTGCGCCCGTTGCTTTATTTATCCATTCGTCAAATGATTTACTTCCCGATACGGGCGTAGGCGTAGTAGGTTTTACAACGTTCCCGCCGTACGGAATATATTGAGTTGCGGGCGGGTTTTTGATAGGTACGCCGCCGTCTTCAAACGTCACCGTGCAAAACTCGGGGGTGACTCTGCCGTCAAGCGCTTTATTAAGCGCGAGACGTTGCGCGTGCCCGATTACTACGTGATTGAATTTAATCATGCTTAACTCCTTTTAATATATTAATATACGAGCAAATTCCCGTTGAAAAATTGCCCGTAATCGTTGATTATTTCGTTTGACAAGTTTGTTATACGCTTGACAAACTCTTCTTGAAGCTCAATCGGCGTGCGCCCGTTGCTCGTTGCGTGTTCGCGCGTGTACGTGCGTTTTTCGGTCGCGTTCGCCGTTGCGTTGTTTGTTCCCGTTGAGTTGCCACTCTGTTGAAGGTTGCGCCCGTTAGATTGCATTTTATCGTCGAACCCTTCGGCGGTAGTGTCCCAAACTCCGAACGCGTTCGCCTTTTCCTTCGACGCGCTCTCGCTCTCTATACTCGATGTCGAGTTGTTCGTACCGGTACGCGTGACGTTTTCTTCGAAGCTTTCCGTATCGGTTGCGGGCATTGCGGCGTTTGTAGCTTGTTTGTATGTCGCAACAAATTTAGTGAGATAATACAAGCCGTTTTGAATTCCCCACGCTTTGACGTGGTCTTTGAATTCTTCCGCGTCATTCGTAAACGTTTTACGCCTGCGGTAGTGAAACCACGCTCCATTGATGCACGTTTCAAGCCACTTTTGAAAGTCGTTAATCTGTGACGTCGTGAACCCAAACTCGTTGTAATTGAGCGCTGCGAGTTGTATACCGTTTTTGAAAAACTGTTCGTCGAACCACTCAAACGGCTTGCCCGTAAACCCGTTGTTTGTTGCGTCTTCGGTGACGAGTTCTTCAAGCGTTACGTCGAAGTCGGGCGAGTAGTCTCTAAGCGTTCTCGCGGTCGTAAATATCGTAAGCGGTCTCATTGCTTTCTTGCTCCTTTTCTTCGTTTTTGTATCGAAGCTCGACGGATACGTTGAGTCCGAACATTGCGTTGATTTCTTCGGCGGCTTTCTGCCTGCATAAAAGCCCTGCGGAAACGTTAAACTCTTGTTGCTCGTCTTGCGCGGTCGCTTCGTCGGTTATCAAGCGTTCTTTCTTTTCGACTTGAAGTGAGTTTATGCCGAGTAGACTATATACGAGCGACTCATAACATTTGTACATTTGCCAAAACTTATCGGCTTTATACTCACAATCAAGGTCTACGCGTTCGAGCTTGTTCCCGCCGTAGTTCGTCGCCTTTTTATCGACAACAAGTGCGGCAGTGTTGCGTCCGTTCGCTTGCATAATCGATTGAATTGTGTTAATCATTTTGTCGTCGCCGTAGACTGCGAACGGCGTCTTCGACGAGTTGATATTTACGTCGATTGCAAGCAACGTGTCAACCATACGCGTGACGTATTCCGAAATAAGATAGATAGACGGCATGCGTGTGTAATTGTTGCGGATAAGGACGCTATCAAGCACGTTGTACGGTTGAGAGTAGTTTATGCCGCACGCTCTCCACGCTATCGGCTCGCCGTAGTAGTTATAATTATACGTGCCATTTGCAGGAAGGGCGATATACTCGATAGCTTCCTTATAGTCGGAAAGCAATATATCGGGGTTGCCGTCTTTCTTTTTGCCAAACACGCATTGCCCGAAATTAAAGAGTGCATACTCGATATACTCGGGCTTTATGCCGTCGGGCAGTCCGTCCCACTTATAGACGTTAAGCGCGCAATTGTAAATATGGTTGTAAAGCATATCAAACAAACCGCGCATATCGGCTTTCTCGACGTAGTAGTTGAGTTTGCCGTAGTCTTTTTTGAAATTGAATTTACTCATTTAAAACTCCTTAGCCGTGTTGAGATACGGTGTATTGAAGATTTGAATTGCGTTCGGTGTTACGCTTCCCGTCGCTTTGCGTCCGTGCCATATACGCACGCCACGTGCAAACAATGCGCGCATATAGTCGTCACAAGACTTGTTCCACATTTTGCGCCCGATGTCGTCCGTGTCTTTGGTGGTGACGTAAAAGTCAATATCGGTTGCTTGAATGTAGTCGAAATAATACATTGTATCGAGCGATACGTCGCGTTGATACTCTCCGACGGCATAGCCGTTGCGGTGGAAGTATTCAACAAGGCGTTTGCGGTCGTTGTCGTCTACACTCCAAATTTGGCGTACGATACGCCCGTTGTCGGCTTGCAAGTCAAATTCTGCGTTGTTGCCCGCTTTTGATTCGACGGTCTTTGCTTGTTCCTTCAAGTCGGCTGTTTGCGCTTCAAACGCCCACTCGCTTTGCATAATATTTTGCACGCTGCTTATGACTTGATGTGTGCCGCGTCCGAACGCGTTAGTCACGCCGCGCCCGTCGCCGCCGACTGCGGCGATTGACGCCATAGCGTTTGCTTCGATTGCGCCCGATATTGCGTTTGCAACGCCTGTTGCTTTCGTTACGGCGAGCCCGTTGATTATTTGATTTTTGCGCCCGTTCAAGTAGTCGATATACGCGTCATTGATTAGCGGATAAGCGTACAATTTATCGTTTACGCCCGCGTTACTCGTGCCGTCTTTGTCGTTTGCGTACGCTTTCGTGCCGTCCGATACCCAATATTTTTCTTTGAACGTACTTCCGAGATAGTCGCCTACGACTTGCAGTTTTTGAATTTCGCTTCCGTGTTGGTGCGGAGCGATTATCAAGTCACCCCCCGCGCGGTCGGTGAACAAGCAACGCGTATATTGTGGCTGTGCGAGCTTCGGCTCAACGGGGTATTCTTCACGGCTGTTGCTATGCTTATAAAACGTTGCCAAGCCTGTGGCGTCATAATATGCCGTGCCTGCGGGGAAGTTGCCGCCATCGCCTTCCGCTGTTTCATTTGGCATAAACGTTGCAATACGTGGCGCGTCGTATACTTGCTCGCCGTTAATAACGCCCGTTTGAATAACAACGACGTTGTCTTTGAGCGTTGCGTCGGTGGACGTTGTCACAAGGCATTTGCTCGTATCAAGTACAATTTCGATACCGTACCCGCCTTGAACTGTCGAGAACGTATCCGTCGAAGATATAAGCGGGATAAGCGGAAGCAGTTCAACCGAAACGCACGCGGGCGTAAGCGTTAGCACACGCGTTGCGGCGTTCGTGTACTTGATATAATTTTCGTACGATTGTTGCAATTGAAATGAACCTGCACGTATACGTATTGCGCTATACTTGCCCGCGGGTATGAGCGGCAAGAAACAATAATAAAGCCCGTTGCTCAAATCGTTCTTTGTCGGGAGCAAGTCTTGGAAAAAGCCTTCGGCTTGTTTTTTGTCCGAGAACGTAAAGCGCAAAAAGCGTACGTCGCTATCGTCGCCCGTGGTCACGCTTTTATAAGGCACTTCGGAGTGAAGCACGGGCAAGTTCATTGCTTGCATAGTTTCGCGCCCTTGTCCCGCTCTAACTTCCGTTATACCTTCCGACGGTGTGGTGATATTGTGACGGTTTGAGCGATTGACGTATACTTGTTTGAGCGTGTAAAGTGGCTTAGTTACGTTTGCGCTCTTATACCAAGTCGCCCACCAATCTATCGAGAAAAAGAAGCGCGTCGCTTCGGTGTTTATAGCTTCGATACGGTCGATAAACAAGTAATAAACGGCGTTGTCAATGGTCGCTTTACAATATGGCGCAAGCGTGTTAAACGCCGAAAAATCACCATAATATGCAAACGGCAAATCGAAATATCCGTTTTTCATGTCGGGGACGGCGTTCGCGTATGTGTCGAAGAACGTCGCGCCGATTTGCATAATCTCGTCGTACGTCTTGCCCCCTTCGTGCTCCAACGTGTATATGTCGATTACGTCGTGTCCGTCCGAGCGCATACACATGGCATATTTCCCGTGTCCGAATTCTATCATGCTTTATTTGCTCCTATAAAAGAAGCGGGCGGCGTTTCCGCCCGCTTTAAGCGGTCAAGCCGCCTTTTCGGTTGATACAACGGCAATCGTCGTTGCGCCTGTGATTTTGACTCTGTCGCCAATTTCGTAGTTTACGCCGCCAATCGTGTAGCCCGTAACGGTGTACGTCTTGCTTGACGCGGTGAAATCGTCGAGCGCGGGCAAGGTGATAATCTCGCCGTCGAACGCTTTATAAGTGCCCGCCGCGAGAACCCAAGCTTCGCCGTTGATTTTCAAATCTGCCGTCGTGCCGTTTGCGGTCGTAACGGTGATTGCGTCCTTTGCTTCTGCGTCGTAAATCTTTATGCAGTTTGCATAGAGTTTGAACGAACGCATACCCCAATGGTGCAAGAACGAGTTGCGATACAAGCATAGTGCGTTGTACGCTTCCGTCGTCATGTTGAGTGTGTCGTGCCACTCCAAGCCTTCACGGTCAAACATAACGGCGACAAGTCCCTTTTCTTCGAACCCGTCAACGCGAACGAATTCAACGCCGCGCGCTTCGAGTTTGTCGAGATTGTATGCGCCCGAGAGAAGGTCAACGTCGGCTTTTGCTTCATACGAAGCGTCAATCAAGCAAACTTGACGGCTTTTCGGCGTAGTGCGTTTTGCGCCGAGAACGTTAAGTTCGCGGGACGGTTGCTCCATGATGTTGGACGCTTTCTTGATTGCTTTCGCGACACTTGCGTAAACGTCTTGTACGTCGTCCGCGTGCGCGTTGATTTGCAACCCCGCAATATCGCGCGTGAACATATTCTTCTCGATGTCGTAGTTGGTGAACTCCTTCGAGTTGTAAAGCGCTTGAATTTTAGCGTCAACGAGTTGAGCGAGCCCACTCTCGGACAAGAACGCTTTGTTGAGTTCCTTCGACTCGATAGTCATAGGGTAGACGAGTTGGAAGCTTTCCGTATGGAAAAGCACTTTGACGTCGTTTCCGAACTTCTTGAACTGGTCGCACTCTTTGCCGAACTCCAACGCTTCGACAACGTCCGAGAACGCCGTTTCAATCGTTGAGCCGTATGGCAGAAGGTCGCCTTCAAACTTGCCGAGCGGGTTCACAAAACCGTTGTCCGACTCTGCGACGGTGCGAGAAATGAGATTGACGAGTTGAGTATCGAACGCGTTACGAATCGCGTCATACTTATTGATATTCGCCCACGCTTCGTCAATGCGGGTGCGAGTGCCTTCGGGCAATATTTCGTTGATGTAATCGCCGAGATATGCGTTGATAAACTCCGTAGCGGTGAAAGCTACGCTTTGCTTTTTGGGCATACTTATTTACTCCTTTTAATTATTTTTTGCGCGAGTTCGTCTTGCAATTCTCGCGGCGTTTTCTTTTTTGTTTCTTCGACGGGTTCTTCGTCGTCGCGTTTGACGACTCCAACGGCGAGTTGAAGCTGTTTGTTAAGTTTGAGAAGTGTCTCGTTGTCTTTTCGTATGTTTTCGTTTTCGAGCCGCTGCTCCGTGAGTTCTTTCTCAATCAACGCGAGTTTCGTCTCCAACTCTGCCGTCGTTGTCGGGGTTGGTTGTTTCGGGTCTGTTTTGTCCATTGTCGGAAATCTCCTTTTCGATTGTTTTTACTTCGTCTTTTACGAAGGTTATGCCTTTAAGCAGTCGCGAAAGAAACTTTCCGAACTTGCTTTCGGGCTCTACGAGATATTGCAAAATTTTGAGCGCTACAAGCAAAACTTCAAGGCACATCAATATTATGCCAACTATCTCTTGGATATTATCGTTTGTAATTATTGAACAAATGAACGTTATCATACATTTAGTATATAAATTATCAAACGGTTTGCCAAATAATGTTGCCATTAAAAATTTTTCAAACTTTTTTCAATTTTCCTGTTGACAAAAAAACGCGGCGGGTGTACTATGTTCTCACAACAAGGGCGGCAACGCCAAAAGGAGAACGAAAAATGACTAAATCACAACTAAACGCAATATCATACGCCAAGCAAGCGGCACGCAGAAATCGTCAAATCAAGTTTATCGTCGAACACGACGGAAGTCTTGATAAATTCCACGCGAGCAAATACAAATCGATGTTATGGTATATTCTCGCAACGTACAATGTACGTGTATATTAAGGAGTTAGAGCAATGAATAGACAAAAACTTGACACCATGTGGGCAGAAATGCAACTAAACAACGAAGCGAGAAAGCTACACGGATATAAATACGTTTCGATTTGTTGGTTTATAAATGAAAGTGGAGAAGCTCGCGTCGCCGACGTCTTCGAGTCATGCGATTTCGATTCAGTTTGTAACGACTTCGATAGAACCGTTCGAGCCGCAAAAAATATGGCAAATACTTATAAATTCGAAAGCGACACAATATATGTTGCTTCCGCGTTCGGTGTAAAACGTATCAATCATTATTGCATAATCGCCGACAAAACGTATATCGTAAAATACCCAAAGCACTAAAACGCGGCGCCCATGCGATAAGGGCAAAGGACAATATATGGAAAAAATTATCAAACTCACCGCAAAGCAAATCACGGGCACGACCCAAAGCGGCAAAGCGTACGATTTTCTCGAATTCTCGGGCGCAACGAAGAACGGGCAGAAGTGCAAGTTCAAGTTCACGAAAGCGTGCAAAAACAAGCTTCCCGACAAGGCGGGTACGTATGATATGAAAGTCAATCTTGAAGACGTAAGCCGCGACAACATGACGATATTCAATGAATATTGGGTTCGTGACGTAATCTCAATCGCACCGCACGAAGGCGAGCGCGTCGCCGCAAAGGTGTGCGAAGACTTCTAAGACGGGAGCGCGGCGCAAGCCGCGCTTCTTTTATAAAACAATGAAAAAATCACTTTGTCAAACATGTTTCAATTTTGATTGCCCGTGGCATGTGTCATTTACGCCGCGAGACGATTGGACGGCAACGGCGACGGTTATAGAAATGAAATTCAATTTTCGCAACGTCGTTAAGAGAGTACCGTCATATAACGTGATTGCTTGTCCCGCCTACACATCGCGTGACGGTTGGCTCGATAGCAATATACGTGAAATCGGCGATATACTCGGCGTACATTTCACCGCCGCTATACGTCTACACCAACGCGGCACACTTGGCGAACGACTCGCCGCACTCGGTTGGGAGTACAAAGTCGAAAAAATCAACGAAGAAAGTCGATATAATAATTATTATATAAGGAGAATAAACAATGAAAAAAGATACTAAACAAGTAAGACAATTAAACAACGCGTTGTTGAAAATTGCCGACGAGCTCTCTAAAAGCAATCGCGCGTGTATGTGTTGCTCGGTTGCCGATTCCTGCACGCGCAGGCAATCGCCCGCTACGCAATGCACGTTGCATATTATCAACAAGTATTTGAACGAAGGAGCGGCACGCAATGAGCATTAAATTATCAAACAAAGACGAAGAAACAATTCGCGAATTGTCGGCGAAAATAACGCAAATACGCGCGGAAGAGTATGAGAAAGCCGTCAAAGAGCTTGAAATAAGTAGGAAGCAGTCGAACACACTTTCGGATAAAATCTCGCGCGCCGAAATAAATAACCTAATAATCGCGCGCCCGTCGCTTCCCAAACGTCCCAATTTTAAGACACCCGAAGACGTCGAAAAATACATCGGAAAACTGCGCGAAAAAGTCGAGTACGGCGTCGAGAACGAACGAACCGCCGCTATATATCACTACGTCGGCGCAGTCAATAAAACATGGGGCTCGGAAGCCGCTCAGCAAATAATGAACATCGCGCAAACGAACCCCGAAAAATTTATAAAATGCGTAAACGCAGGCAAATTTCCCGCCGTTCAATACGTATACTACATCAAAGACCCCGAAGTACAAGCGGCGTATATTGACGAAATGTACGATATAATGGAAGAATGAAACAAGAACAAATTTTCGTTGCAGACTTTGAAACGTCAACGAGCACGTGGCTTGAATTTGATAACGGTTGGGCACGTGTTTGGCTGTGGGACGTCTGCGACGTCGTCACCTATAACCATAAAACGGGCACAACGATTGACGAATTTATGCGCTACGTCGCGTCAAAAAAGCTCGGCGAGTCGAAGAAGGTATTCTTCCACAATTTGCGTTACGACGGCATGTATATACTTTCGTGGCTTCAACTGTACGGCTTTACGTGGAAACAAGACGGGGAAAAACTCGGCAAGAAAGAGTTTACAACGCTTATATCGGGCGAAGGCGTGTTCTATTCAATCAAGGTGTGTTTCGGCGTGCATGGGCATACGCGCAATACGGTTACATTTGTTGACTCGCTCAAAAAGTTCCCGCAGTCCGTCGCAGGGCTTGCAAAAACTTATAAGCTGCCGATGTTAAAGGGCGAAATCGACTACGACATGTATCGCCCGTATGGTTGGAAACCAACCGAAGAAGAAATCGCGTATATTCATAATGACACCGAAATTGTCGCCCGAGCACTGCGTACGAAACTCGACCACGGGCTCGATAAAATGACGCGCGCCGCCGACGCGCTAAATGAATATACCGAAATTATGGGCGGAAAAGATAATTTCCGCGCATTGTTTCCTGTTGTTTCGGAAGAAGTGGACACGAATATCCGCAAATCGTATAAAGGTGGCTACGTCTATCTCTGCGAAGACTACGCCGGCAAATACGTTCACGACGTCACGTCATATGACGTTAACTCGCTTTTCCCGTCGGTTATGCGCTACGATTTATTGCCGTTCGGCGAGCCCGTCGAGTTCTTCGGCGAGTATAAACACGATGCGCGCTACCCGTTATATATTCAATTCTTTGTGTGCAATTTCAAGCTCAAAGAAGGAAAACTTCCGACTATCCAATTAAAGAATAGCGGCAGATTTTGCGAAACCGAATATTTGAAGGATAACGGCGACGAACCCGTATTTCTTGCGCTAACAAACGTCGATTTGGAAGTCGCACGCGACCGCTACGACATCGAAGTTATCGAATATATCGGCGGCTATAAATTTATGGGCGCGCATGGGCTTTTCGATAAATATATTGATAAATGGATACAAATTAAAATCGAAAACAACGACAACGCAGGACTTCGCCAAAACGCAAAAGATATGCTCAACTGCCTTTACGGCAAATTTGCCCGCCGTATCAAGCAAAAATCAAAAATGCCCGTACTCGAAGACGACTACACGCCTGCATTTGTGAATTACGAAGACGAAGACGGCGAGCCGATATATACGGCGCTTGCGTGCTTTGTGACTGCGTACGCTCGCAAAAAGACAATGACGACGGCGCAACGCTTCCACGACGAAGGACGCTACATTTATAGCGACACCGACTCCGTGCACGTGCTCGGCGCTCAGCCCGAATGGCTCGACGTTGACTCTAAACGCTTGGGCGCTTGGAAAAACGAAGGCGTCGCCGAAGACGCTCGCTTTCTACGCGCTAAAACGTACATCAAGCGCAAGCACGGCGAAATCGTCGTAACATGTGCAGGAATGCCCGACAACATCAAACGCGTTGCAACCTTTGAGAACTTTCGCTTCGGCTATGTCTATGGCGATAAGCTTGTACAAAAAGCCGTTAAAGGCGGTTGCGTTCTCGTGACAACAAACTTTGCAATCAATGTGCACTAATGCTATAATATGAGTATATCGAGCTACCGATGTTATACGTTGAGCGACGCGGACACGCGCTCCGAAAGAGACCGCGCGCAATCTTATGGCGATAGGCGCGTATACTTCTGTAATACTCGGTTGTTCTCCTTATTTGCCCGTCGGGTTCTATGAGCTCGGCGGGCTTTTTCTTTGGGTGTGAAATATGTATTCCCGTCCGCTTTTCACCAATTATGTGTGAAACATTTATACATTTTCACCAATTATTAAATGTATATTTATGCATAAATATTGTATAATTATGCATAAATTTTGCATAAAATTAAGTGTTGCTTATCATACAAAGTGTATGAAACTTTTCACCATTTTTCACTCGGAAATTGGTGAAAAAGGGGGGGAAATTGGTGAAAAGGGGGGGAATACATATT